CTCTCGGACAAAAAACTTTACAAGATAAAGCATCAGCACTTGATAGAATTAACGTAAGAAGATTAATGATTAAAGTTAAGAAGTATATCGCTTCAACTTCAAGATACTTAGTATTCGAACAAAATACTTCACAAACAAGAAGTAGATTCTTAAATACTGTGAATCCTTATTTAGAAGGAATACAACAAAGACAAGGATTGTATGCTTTTAGAGTAGTGATGGACGAAAGTAATAACACACCAGATGTTATCGACAGAAATATATTGGCTGGACAGATTTTCTTACAACCAACAAAAACTGCTGAATTTATCGTGTTAGACTTTAACATATTACCGACTGGAGCATCATTCTCGGCATAATTAATTAAAAATAAAAAAGAACTATATTTATAGTAGAATATAATTAGGAGAAAACAAAATGGCAGAAGTATTAGAATTTAACGATATGTTTTATACCAACTTCGAACCGAAGATGAAGAATAGATTCATCATGGAAATCGATGGTATCCCTTCATATCTTATAAAAACAGCAAATAGACCTTCAATTCAGTTTGAAACTATTACCTTAGACCACATTAACGTTAAAAGAAAACTTAAAGGAAAAGGTGAATGGCAAGATATAGAGATTACTCTATATGACCCAATCGTTCCTTCAGGTGCTCAAGCAGTAATGGAATGGGTGAGAACATCTCACGAATCTATTACAGGTAGAGATGGATATGCAGATTTCTATAAGAAAGATATCCAATGTTACCTATTAGGACCAGTTGGTGATAAAATTGAACAATGGACTATGAAAGGTGCATTTATCAATAATGCAGTGTTTAATGATTTAGATTGGTCAAACGCGACTGATCCTGTTGAAATTACTTTAACACTATCTTATGATTATGCAATATTAGAATATTAATACTCCCAAAATATATTTTTATAAAGAAAAAAGTTCTCTTAGTGAGAACTTTTTTTGTGTCTTTATTTTTCTAATTTTTTAAAAGTTATATATTTATATACAAACAAATAAATTAAATGTTATGGCAAATTATGAATTTCCAACTGAAATTATAGACCTTCCATCAAAAGGTAAGGTTTACTCACCAGAAAACCCATTATCAAAGGGTACGGTGGAGATTAAGTATATGACTGCTCGTGAAGAGGATATACTTGCTTCCCAAAATTTGATAAGGAAGGGGGTGGTGCTCGATAAACTCTTTGAATCTGTTGTAGTAGAAGAAGGTGTAAATATTGACGATATTTTAATCGGTGATAAAAACGCAATTCTCTTAGCAACCCGTATTTTAGGATATGGTAAAGATTATCAAGTAGATATAACCGACCCATTCTCAGGCGAACAACAAAAAACAAATGTTGATTTAGCTAAAATACAAATCAAAGAAATAGATAGTACTCTTTTAAATTCAAATAACAAATATGAATTTGAATTACCAATTGCAAAGAAAAAGATAGTCTTTAAACTATTATCACATAAAGATGAAAAAGATATTAATGCTGAAATACAAGCACTTAATAGATTAAGTAAAGATAAAGATGGCGTAAGTAGTGAAATAAGTACTCGTTTAAGATATATGATAGAAGAGATTGAGGGTAACAATGATAGAGGATTCATTAATAACTTTGTTAAGAATAATTTATTAGCAAGAGATTCAAGAGTATTAAGAAACTATATACAACAAATTAGTCCAGATTTAGAATTAAAATTTGATTTTACTTCAGATTTAACAGGAGAGAAGGAGGCTCTTGATATACCATTAGGTGCCGGGTTTTTTTACCCTTCCGAATGATTATAGTCTCCAACTACATAATCAAATTTGGGAAATGGTTAACTTCGGTAATGGATTTACTTGGGCAGAGGTTTATACAATGCCTATTCATTGGAGAAGATTCTATTTCAAAAAACTAGTAGATAGTAAAGCAAAAGAAAAAGCAGAATACGATAAAAGTAGTAAAAAGAGTGGTTCTAAAGGACCAAATGTAAGAGTGAGGAAATAATTCCTCACTTTTTTTTTACCCTATATTTATATAAGAACAATTATATAGGAAAAGCACTATGTCTAAAAATAAAATAAATGAAAATATGCTATCTCGTTTCTTTGGAGATGTATTCGATAATTTAAGAGATGGAACTGCTGATAGGTTTATCAGTAAGGTAAGAAAAAGAAAATTCCCAAAAGAAATTGTTGACTCTTTAGAAAAATTAAAAAAAGATAGAGAAGATTTAGCAAAATCTATTGAAAAATACAATAAGCAAGCACAGAAGTTAGGTAAAGATAAAATAAAATAACTTAAGGTAAACAATGGCTGGAGAAAAAAGCAGATTACAATTATTAAAAGAGATTAAAGCTAAGGAACAGGAAATAGCTAAATTCGCTCTTGATAATGACCTGCGCTTTAAAAAAAATAAAGTAGAAGCACTTAAGTTAGAAGCGGATTCAATTGCATTAAAAAAAGAATCTGCAAAAATACTTGAAGATAATTTAAAAACATTTGCATCATCAGAAAAAAGTATAAGTCGTATAAGTAATAGTTACCGAGATTTTAAAAATCAACAAAAAGAAACAAATGATTTAGCCAAATCATTGGGAGACGATATAACTCCTCAACAAGCCAAAGGAATAGCTGAAGTACTCTCACTTTCACGAGATTTATCAGAACTTAATATTGAAGATACAATACAAATAGAAGCAGCAACAAACGAAATAGATAATAAAATAGCTAATCTTCAAAAAGTATTAAAACTAAACGATAAAGTACTCGCCTCTCTTAAAAAACAAAATTTAGCAGGTAGTGATATTGCTAAATCAACTAAAGAAGAAAAAGAGTCATTAAAGGCAAGTACAAAAGCACAAGAACAACTAAAAGAAAAATCAGATGCTTTTTTAGAAACTTTAGAATCTGCAGTAAGACAAGTCTTTAACATTGCTGGATTTTTTGGATTAGCCTTTGCTGCAGCAGGAAAATTTGCAGGGAAAATTGCAGAAACTAATAGAGAAATAGGTAATGTTGGTGGAGGATTGGGTAATCTTTCCTATGAAGTTGGATTACTGAGTTTGTATTTTGATAATACAAATGAAGGCCTTAAAGCATTTTCACAAGAGTTTGGAAATATACCATCAGAAAGAGTTCTTGAAGATACACTCTTAATATCAAAAAATATGGGAGTATCGGCAACCGATGCTGCTAGATTACAACAAAACTTTGCTGGAGTAAATGGTGGTTCAAAGGATATTGCTAATAATATGCTTAAAACCACTCAAGAATTTGCTAATCAGAATAATCTTATACCATCACAGTTGATGGCTGATTTAGCAGCAAATACTGAACAGTTTGCATTGTTTGGAAAAGATGGTGGAAAAAATATATTAGCTGCAGCAGGATATGCAGCAAAACTTGGTGTATCAATGTCTAAAATATCAGGAATAGCAGATAATCTGTTAGATTTTGAATCATCAATAACTAAAGAATTAGAACTTTCTGCTATGTTAGGTAAAAATATTAACCTAAGTAAAGCTAGAGAACTTGCGTATGCGGGTGATTTAAAGGGAGCAACTCAAGAAACATTAAGACAACTCGGTGGAATATCTGCATTCAATCAAATGGATTACTACCAAAAGAAACAAACTGCAGACTTGTTAGGAGTTACTGTTGAAGAATTTAAAAAAATGGCAACCAATCAAGGTCAAGCCAATGATATGACTTCAATAGGAGTTTCTCAATTCGATAGTATGGGTGAAATGATAGCTAATATTGGTAATAGTTATATACCTACAATATTAACAGGAATAGCTGGACTTCTTACTTTAATGGCATTAGCAAATAAAAAAACTGGCATAATGGGAAGAATGTTTGGTGGTATTGGTAGTGCGATAGGTGGAGCAAAAGATAAACTCTTGAATTTTGTAAGTCCCAAAACAATGGGTCCTATGACCAAGATGGGTAAACCTGATATGAGATTCAAGGCAAACAAACAAGGTTCAGGTGGATTAAAATCATTAGCAGAAGGATTAAAAGCTATGGGTAACCCCAAAGTTCTTTTCGGTGCACTTAACTTAATACCAACTGCGTTAGGTATGGTTGCAATGATAGCAGCAATACCAGGTATGTTAGGAATAGGATTACTCGGTAAAATAGCAGGAGCAGGTTTAAGAGCATTCGGACTTGGATTATCTGCATTTGGTGCTACTGTATCTGCTGCAGCTGCTCCTATATTAATAGGATTGGGTATTTTAGCATTACTTGGTGCGGCATTAATTCCTCTTGCATATGCACTTAGTTTAACTGCTCCGGTAATATCTGCATTTGGAGATGTATTAAGAGGAGCATTTGAAGGGATTGCATCAATGATTCCACCAATAACTGATGGATTTTTATCAATCATGGGAGCAATAACTTTAGAAAAAGTAGGACAACTTGCCTTATTCTCATTAGCAGTTGTTGGGTTAGCAGGTTCAATGTATTTACTTGGAACATCACTAGCATTTTTAGGAGCAGTTGGTTTACCAGGATTATTTATGTTAGCTGGACTTGCTGCAATATCTGTACCAATTATAGCTTTAGCATCTATGTTAGGAATCGGTGGTGATAATTCAGAAGAAGCTTCAGCAATAGAACAAGGTGGAGAATCATTAGAACAACAAATGTTAAATCAGTTAAAATTAATGACCTCTGCTCTTGAAAAAGGACATATAATAAAAATGAACGGTCAGACGGTTGGTAAAACAATTTT